ATCGAAGAAAGCGCAACAGCAGAAGTCGGAGAAGTAGTCTTATCAAGATAAATCGTAAAAGGCGGTGTGCTTAACGCGTCAACGCTATAATGCGCAATAGCTTGTAGTTCAAAAGTTCCCTCGCCGCGGTCAACAAAATTTAAGTTGAATCCGTTCGAGCCGAGCGCGTTTGAAAGTTTAATTGCAATCTTGTTCCCGTCGGAGGTATCGCCAACCCACCACAAATCAGCGTATGAAGCTGTCGGAATAATCCCTTGCGTTGCGGTAATTGTCGTAACGCTTGCGGAAGTAGAAGCTGAACCGCCAGCAAGTGCCAATTTTATGGATGTTTCGGTCGCTTCAAAAATGGTCGTTGTGAGTGTCGCCACCCAGAAATCTATAATCTTGAAGTCCTTTGTGTTATCGGGCAATCCGTCAACTTCGGGCTGCCTAATTGTCGGAACAGCCGTAAAAGAACCGCCGCCCCTTGTTGCTCCGATTATTCCTGAAATAACACCATTCAAGAAGCTCGTACAAACAACACCTGCTCCAAGCTGAAAGTTGTGTTTTGTATTACTAGTTACTCCTGTTAACATTTTTTTAATCTCCTTTTAATTATAATAATATGATATTTCTAAATTTACAAGGACCGCCCGTATTGTGCGTTCATCGTCGTTTCGGTTCTGTACAAACGGACTGCCTTTTTTAATCCAGAGCTTGCAGTCCACGCCGTCAATGAGTTTACCCGCTTCGCCCAGTGCGGTTTCAATCGCTGTTGCATATCCGTATGCTTGAGCGTATGAGTTTTCCGAACGCGTCCAAATTGTAAGCTGTTGATTCACGGGTTCGGCATTTCGCGGTTGCTCAAACCCCAAAGAAATATACGGCAAAACCGCCGTATCGGGTACTGGTTCTTGATAGGTCGTAAGTATCGTATTCAGCCACGTTATTAGTGCCGTTGCTTGATTTACCATTATGCACCCTCCACATAATTTTCAGCTTCCCATTGTGCAATATTTTTCATTGTTTCGGATTCGGATTGCCCTTGTAGTTTAGATGATTTCAATATTGCCGTTATGCCATTTCCTATAACAATATCACCCGTCGCAACCGTTATGCTGTTCGCACTCGTATCCGTCATAAATGTGTAGATATCAGTCAACCCTCTTTGTGCTGCAATTAGTCGTTCCGTTGAACTTGACCGTTCCAATAAGCCTTGCACAGTTCCGAGCGTTTTATATGTCGTTATCGCCCCGCCTAATCCGTCGGGAGTTTTTTCGCGGCGTTTTACCGTAATTGAATAGAAATAATCTTGTATCATAGTTTGCCCTCGAATATGTCTTTTGCCATTTTCTGATACTTATCCCAGTTCGGTTCAATGCCGTTTTCCATAAATTTGCGCGCTTTTTGTTTGCTCGTTCCGTTGTTGACTTTATCGCCATACTCCACATTCGTTCCGATTATTACGGTATTTTCTAAGCCTTTGCCGCTCAACGCGTCCGAGCTGTCAGCATTGTTGTCATATACTCCGCTTTCTTCTTCTGGTGTTACAAACGATATGCTTCCACGCAATCTGCCCGTGTCAACTATGTCGCGCCCGGTGAAATCTGGCTTTGACATATATTTTACAACGTCGCCTTGCGCCGATACGCCTATTGCATATAACGCGCGCCCCATTGCCGATCCAAACTCGCCGAGAACTTTCGCAGTGTTATTTTCGATTTTTACATCAATCATAAATCCGCACCCACCGCAAGAAATAATACCTTGACTGGAACGGCTTCATGTACGCTTGCAAGTCGCTTCGATACGCTTCAACGCCGTTTTTTGCGTTGAATGATACGGAATAATTCGGTATGCTTTCGCTCGATATTCCACGATTTGTAAAAGCTTCGACTTTCGCCGCCAATGTTATAAACTCGTTCGGGATAGCCAGTCCGACGATGTACCCGCAGAACTCTTCGTCGGTGAGCGTTGCATCTAGCTTTATTTTGCCCGCTTCGACGGAGGCAATTTTATACACTCCGTCGTTTAGCAAGCTGTCCATAATCCGCACATACTGACCCGCTTTATAATCGCCGCGCACGGCTATGGCGTTTTTGGATATGGTATATATGCCATATTCCGAACTGCGCTCAAAAAAATTGTTACAAGCCAATAATGTTGCGTACATTTTTAGTTACTCCTATGCAGTATACTGCGACTGCCCGGTTGCGATGGGAAGAAGCGAAGTGCTATCAACTTCAACAACTCGCGCGAAATCATTTGCGCTCAACGCAATTACTCCGTTAGCGGGCAATGCGGCATAAACGCTCGTATTGATTGCAGTATTAGCTGACGGAGCGGCAATCGACGCGTTAGCCTTTGCGTAATAATACGCGTTGCCAATCTTCGGCTTGTTCGGGGTAACGGTTACCTTATTCAAAGCCGCCGCAACGGTCAAACTGCCAAGAGCGCTAAGCGTCGCCTGAACCTGTACATCTTTTATTCTTGCAATCGCACGGGTGTTTTTAACCGCCAAGCCCGCAACGAACTCAACGTCGCCAGACTTAACTGCTCCTGCTTCGCTGAAATTAGGTAATCTGCTTGTTATAGCCTTATCGCCTTTCAGCGTAATTCCGTGTGCTCCGCTCATCGATAATGCGACCAAATAAATATCGGTCTTACCGCTCGCGTCGTCGATTCCGATAATTTCGGTGTCGCTTCCGAGGGTTTCGTTGTAGTATCTTCCAAGGTCAAGCATCGGAATACCGTCGTATGCTCTTACTTGCTTTCCGAACGCGTCTTCCGCTTGAGTGAGGTATCCGAGCTGCTTAGCGGCAGATTGAATTTTTACAATCGCTTTGCTGTTTGCAAGAATGTAAGTAGGACGCTCTTTCATCGCCAATATAGCCGTGTCAAGTGCTTCGGTTATTTTCAACGCGTTTGCCGTGTTCATCGTGGAAAGGTCAATTCCGCTTCCGTCAAAATCCGTAACGCTTCCCTCAACTATTTTAGCAAGTCCGTCAAACTCTGTTGCATTATTTTTATTGCCGTTTACAAACAGCCAATGATAACGGTTAACCGTTGCTTGTATTTTCTCTTCGGTTTGGAATGCTATTTCGTCAGGCGCGGCGTCTGCCAACACTCTGTCTATCTCGTACTTTCCGCCCATAATCTGCAGGTCGGTTGTTACCGCTTCTTTCGTTGCGGGCGCAGCGGTATAATCGCTGTTAATAGCTCTACCCTCTGCCGCAGGTGAGGTTTTCAAACGGATATATCCGTAAGTTAATGTGCTTCCGCCACTGGGCGAAATGCAGTTGTCAAACGGCATTGCCGCCAATATAGCCGATTTACGCATAAAGGTATCTATTACCATTCTGTCGTATTTATCGGCTCTTCCAATTTTGATGTCATTTAATGTGATTGCCATAGTTTTTTAATCTCCTTTTATTTTAATATTCCCATTTTTTCAGCCACAGCGCTCGCAAGCGTTTCGGGCTTTTGTGCTGTCGGTGCTGGCGGTGTTGCCGCTTGCGCTCCGCCCTGTTCAGTTTTGGCTGCGAAATCAGCGTAATTTTTTCCAATCGGCTCAAAGAATTTATCCGCGTTCTTTGCAGTTCCGCTTTCGTCAACCTCTAGTCCATCAACGCTCTCGCGCTCGGCTTTGAGTATCAGCTTTGCGGCTTTCTCGCTGAATCCTTTATCGGACAGGATTTTCATAGCTGCAGCTTCTTTCTTTGCAAACTCCTGAGCCTTTTCGGTATCAACCTTGAACTTTTTCAGCGTCTCGAATTCTTCCGGATCAAACTCCTTGAACGCCGCAACCTTTTCCGGTGTGAATTCGGCAAATTCGCTTAACTTCGTTTCGAGTTCTTTTCTCTCAGCTTCGGCTTTTTCCTTTGCGGCTTTGAGCGCCTCGATATCTTTACCGTTCTCGCTCATAACAAAATTGATAATTTCTTTCGCGTTTTCCACGCCTTGCAATTTCTCTTCTAATTCTGCTCTTTTCATAAATACTCCTTTTTACGCGTTTTTACGGGTCGCGCCCCGATAGAATTTTTTACTATCCGTATTTTTACGAGTTCGGCTTCTCGATTATATTAATTGTCGTACACCGACAGTTAATTGTGTTCCACGCGCTCCCAGACTCATCACCCGGATACATAAGTTCTTCGCCGCCAACAACAAACGGCTTATCAATATCAACAATCTGTCCATCAGCATCTGCGTGTTCTGGTCTTGTCCGTCCGTCTTTTGTCGAAACCCATTGCTTTTTCATTTTGAAACCGAGTTTTGCTCCTTGCTCGCCTACGTCCTGCTTCGCGCTGTTCTCAACTCGTGTTGTTTCGGTCCGTGCAATTCTGATTGATTCAGATAACGTCTTATTCGTTATGTCTTTCATTCGCCTTGCAAGGTTCGGGATGCTTTCTCCTTGCATTATACCAGTTAACAGACTTCTTGTCAACTCCCGTTCAATATCGGCACGTGATAACAAAGTGTCAACCGCTAACTGCTTAAATGGTGTTACTTGCCCAGTCAACACAGACTTAACCGCAGACTTCCCAAGCGGAGGAAACACAACGTCTTTCGGAAACATCTTTGTAGCCGCTTTGTAATTAGTCAAATACACGTCTGCCATTCTGCCGTTTATCATCCGCACGGCTTCGGCGTTTGTATCTCGCAAGATATCCGCCACTTGCGCTTCCAATGATTGCAAACGGTTGTATTTTCTGAACTCTTCGTACCGTTGTGCTGCGGTCATATCTGGCGTTGTGTTTATTTTCGACAATATCGCTTCGGACTTCTTTTTTATCTCCGCGTATGCTTGCGAATATAACCGTTGTAACTCACGCTCAAGTTTCGCAATCTCCGCGTCCGTCCACTTGTGCGCCGCCGCCGAATATTTATCCATTCGTTTCTCCCTCAGTCGGTTCGGCCGGCTCGATTACGCTAAATATACTTGCGTTTTCTTTTTCAACGCGCCTTAATTCTTCTTTAACATCCGAAATATACCCCGCTTTTTTAATCAATTCAAGATATGTTTCACGTGAAACATCGGGACGAATTTTATTAGCGTTGTCTATCAGTTCCGTGTCATTGCCGATAAGCATTTCTGAGAAGTCAATATCAAATTCGCCCGCTTTGCCAATATACTGCAAACGTTTGTTTATAATATCCGTTGCCGCTCGGTACGCTTCCCATTCGAAGTCGCTTATCCGCTGTCTTAATTTCAACGTCATTAACTTGATTCCAATATTCCGAATATCACCGCCCGCCGCGATTGCTTGCGTGTCGATTATGCCCGTTTCAAATATAAGCTCTTTTTTCATCAGCTCGACAAACTTCGTTCTTGCTTCGGTCGGTATATCAATTTGCTTTGTGTTTACGTCGTCACCGTCGCCCACTATTATTTTTTTAGAACGGTTTATGTTCGCAACATAATCCTCAAACGCGGTCGAATCCATTCCGCTTGCATTTTTGATAACCCAAAACAAATCCGAAAAGTCCTCAATGTTGTTGGCGAATCCGCTGTTCACCGTGTCAATTATATCTATCTTAGCACGAACAGACGGTGTCATATCGGATTTATAGTCCGAATTGTTTCGGAATATAGTAATAGGCAAGTTCACAGACTCGCCCGTTATCGTGTTTCCGAATATGTCCGCCGTGCGTTTGAATTTGTATGGTGTTAAAGGTTTCTCAACGTGGAATTTGCCACGCGTTGAATATACCGTCAAACCCTCTTGCGTGTAGGTTTCAATAATTGTGTAATACGATTGATAGCGGTTGTTTTGATAACTCGTTTCGTAATTCGTCGGAATATCCCAAAACCTAATAAGCGATATCAAGTCGCCTGTCATCTCATCAAAATACGGTATGCAATTCTCGCTTTGAAATACCGTTAAATTACCCAAATAATCTTGATAAATATAATTCACGCCCTGCCCAGCTGCTCTCTGCCCGCCTGTTTTCATTGCGTACCCAAACTGCTTTATAAACTTCTTGTCAAGTTCAATTCCGCTTACAGTCGGCGTTTCGTCAAGTAGTGAGTTTGTTTTCTGCGAAACAATGTCTTTATAAACGCCATACCCGATACGGTTGTTTGCAACGTATTTATTTTCTACAAACCCGCCGCCAAACTTTTTAGGGCAACCGTTACTATCAAGAATAGGCTGTCCGTTGCAGTCCAATATAACTTTCGTGTCGCTCCAATAATACCGCTTCAATTCGGATATGGTTACATTATCGCCGTTAAAATAACGCCAATCGTCACGCTGACTTATGTGCGTGTTAGATAACTTCCAGTTTTCGCAAACACTGGGTAATAATTCAGGATTTTTCGGATATTCAAAATTATATGGCATTATTATACCTCGCTTATAATATTAGCATATAGCTTAAATTTTGTCAAGAGCTTAAAATCCCGTATAACCTTGCGGTTTTCTTAGTCGCTCGATTCCGTAACGCAACGCCGCCATGTGGTCGTCGAAGAAATCAACGGGTTCGTCAAGATATACGTTCTCTTTTGCGTCGTGCTTCCAACGGTATTGCTGGATTTCTTTTATCGTATTAACGCATGACGGGTGTATGTATATGCGGCGGTTTACTACGGTGTTCTTTGACACGATACCTTTCAGCCATTCGATTTGACCTTTTATGCTGTTCTTTTCTTTTGATACAGGCTTAGCATTGTACCCTGCCGTCCGCCACATTTTTATGCGGTCAGGCTCGGCACTATCGCACCACATTTCAATGTTTTTCTTCCAACCGTCCATGTTAGCGTCGCGGATTATCTCGTTCGTGTCAACTCCGGTCCGGGTCATTTCTCGGCAAACATACACATCTCCGTCTTTGAAACCCAAATCCAGTATAACATTCGCGTGGTTAAATCCAAAATCCTGTCCGTATGTCCGCGTGTTAAACAAATTCGTGTCAAACTCCCGAACTTCCCAATTATTAAATATAATGCCGCCCAACTGCCCCCACTGTCCAGCTCCGTAAATTCGGAATCCCTCTGGGTCACGAATTCGGCGTTCTTCCATTCTGTCCAAAAATGCCTTGTCAATAAACCGATTATCTTTGTAAGTCGATTCGCATATAAACGCGTTTTTGTCGGGCATATCAAAAAACCGCTTCTTAATCCAACTCGGCACGGGGTTGAACGATAAGTCAATCTGATAAAACAATCCGTCACGCAACTGCCCGCGCAAACGGTCGTCTAATATCTCGAAATCGTTTTCGGTTATCTCGGTGGCTTCTTCTATCCATATATCCGTTAGGTTGCCTTTCTCGAATGTTACCGATTTAATTTTTTCTATATCGTCTTGATTGTAGCAACCGCGGAATAATATCTCCGCACCAGTCACAAGGCATTTCGCATACAATGAAGCATTCCGCCCATCCGGGAATTGCCAAACGCGGTCAACCGTATCACCGAAGATTCTCCGCGCCGCTTTCTTCAATTCCGCAAAAGTGCTATCACGATTGGACGCGTTAACCTTTCGCACGCATAATAAATTGCAGCCCTTGAAACGCGGGTCGGATAACTTCTTGATTTTGTCAATAGCAATATCGGTTGACTTGCCCGAACCCGCTCCGCCTTTCCAAACTCGATAACGCGCCGTCGAACGCGAAATATCACGGAATACTTTATTCCGCGGTATTACCACATTCTCAATTCGATAATTAGTTATCATCGTCGCCGTAATCATCTTGTACAACAATTTGAACAGGCTGAACCAAATCGAGTTTATCAGCTTCTTTCTGCCCGAGTGTGTCGCGAATAAACGTTGCTGCATACGGGTCGCCATTTTGAGCACGCTTCACAACGCCTATAGCCATTAACGTCTGCTGCGTCATATCCTCGGACGTTATTCCAATGCGTTTCATTCCGTCTTTAATGCGCTTATCCTTAACTGGCAATGCTAAAATTGTCGCAAAAGTTTCTTTTAGTAGTTTCTGTTTGCGTTTTGCAACCCCCGAAGCAATACCACCCATTGACTGGATTTTGCGCGCTTCCTCAACCGGTCTTGAGTT